CCTAAAAACTCATCAAATGCTTGTAAATCTGTTTTGTGTGAAACAGACCAAACAACAAAAATACAATCAAACTGCTCATAAGTAAAAGGATCGCGTAAAATACTGATAAAAGGTGCTATACCTGTACCAGTAGCAAAAAGCCAGAGATTAGTGCCATTTTCATGTGGTGTGAAATTAGTCATAAGTAAAGAACCAGTTGGTTTCTTACCTATCATGAGTTCGTCACCAACTTCCATTTTAGATAGTTGAGAAGTGAATGCTCCATCAGAAACATTTATCGAGTAAAACTCTAAATATTCATCATAAGGACTGGATGTATATGAATAAGCCCTTTTTAACTTACCATCTAGAGTGATCATATTAAATTCTCCTGCTGTAAATCTGTGAGACGCAGGACGCTCAGTTCTAAAACGGAATAGTTGATCGGTATAATGATGTATATCAGTTATAAGTACTTGATCGAATGCCATCAAAAGTCAATCTGTCCAAGCCCTGAACCAAAGGGTGAGCCATGTTTAATATTGTGATGAGCGTGTTGATTTTTCTCATCTTCATAAGGACAGCCTTTAATATTACAAGGCCAAACAGCTGGTTCTCCTCCACTAGCACTCCACATATTAATTGTACAGACAGAACACTTGCCTACAACTTCTCCAAAATCTTTTTTAGCCACAATCAAATATCCCCATAACATAATTTTCTGCACAATCTTCAGCGTAACGCTCACTATGTTCGTACAGTGGTCGTTTTTCTACTAAACCATCTTGTAGGTACATAGTAACATAGAATCCTTCTTCATTTTTACCTACATGAGCAATTCTATCTTTATATTCACCATCTCCCCAATAAGTACTAATTATCATCTTCATCCTCCGAGTCATAGTTTATGGCAGGCAGTTCAATTTCATTAATTTTTATACAGTCTGCAAGTTCGTCTGTGGTCATGTACTTAATCAATGATGTTACAAGATAATATGGTTCTACCCACCCATCTTCCATACCTTCGATAATTTGATCTCTAATGTCCATTAATTTTTATCCCATGAATGTTCACTGTAAACAAGAAAACCTATACCACCTAATTCATTCCATTTTTTAATTGTCCACCGTTTATCATCATATAAAACGTCTCCTGGTTGACAATAAGGAAGTTTATCTTTAGACTGCTCGACCACAATAATATCTTCACTCCTAAAACCGAACTGATTTAGCCAGAAGTGTTTATTTTCGATCACAGTATTAATGTGTTCTTTCTTGTAGTGTGAACCTCTTGCAGTAAGAATCTTCATGTCATTTTCTTTATAGTACATAGCTCTAAAGAATTGCATATTAGAAGTAGGAGGTGAAGTCCTAAAAATCTGAGTGTAGTTTTTAGCCATAAACTTTTCCAATTTACCTGGCTCTCCAAACAATTCACCTTCCCATCCTAGTGCTTGAAGACCTACATAAAAGTCTGCGATTACACCGTCAACGTCTAAATAAATCACTCAGACTTCTCCTGCTCTTCCGCGTAAAGACGCTCTTCTTCTAAGTATTCTTCCATCCACTCGGAGACTCCATACTCGTCATCAAGATCATCCCCAATACATTCACGTAACTCAGTAGGAGTCTCACAGTGTGCATAGTCAATATGCTCATTACCTTCTTCAGAGTTATATGCCCCTACAAAACACATACCAGGCTCATAGTAAGTAGCTTCTACATAAATACCTTGCTCATGTGCGGCGTCGTATACACCAATAGGAGGACCCCATGCAGTATCGAAAGTCATCACTACATTTAGATCATCTACCCAATTCATATCAATGATGTTGGCGTCCCACTTAGTACCCCATGCTTCGACACGAGACCAGTACCACGAATCTTGATCCCATACTTCAGGAACAAAGAAACCAAAGAATGACCAGTCGTCATCATCTGCTTCTTTTTTCATGTGCTGGAAAAGTTCGTTAGCTTCTTCTTTTGTGGGAAAAGTGAGGGTTAGATTGTTATTACACCAATTTGGCATTGCCTACTCCATATATCTGGTTAAATCTTTATCTTTGATTAATATAACAAATATGACAGTAAAAGGCAAATAGAAAGAAGACGCAAGTGTGGCGTAAGACCTAAGAAACTCCGTTTCATCACTAGCTCCCTACGGTCGCACAACTAAACGATAGCCTGTGCCGCGCTGTTCGCCAGCGTATCTATCGTAATACAACTTGCACACATAAATTAGCACGAATGCTGAGTATGTGCAAGTTCAAATTTTTTCGAATAACAATCCACGACGATACCATCCTGACTCGTTAGCCGGTCGTGTATCTCTCCAAGGCCAACACGCTTGGTGAACTAAACGTAAGTGTGGACATGCAGAAATCAACTGTTCATGGTGAATTGTAGCTTCGTTCGCAGTGGTTTGGTCTGCTCTCCAACACTCTGGAACTGAACGATGAAGGTGAGACTGAGCATCTACATGAATAGTACAAAAATACTTTGAGTTGATCTGCTGTGTCCAAGCAGAAAACCACTGAATAGGATTGTCAATAAGAGTTAGTACAGAACACATAAAAACTAAATTCCACGTAGATGAGTATATATCTGGCTCCTCAATGTGCGCATAGTCTGACCCAAGTAACTTATAAGCTTGCTGTCTCATAAATAATTGAGCATCCCATACAGCCACACTCTTTGCCACTGAGCGCAGTATAGGAGCCACCTGCCCATACCCACATCCAAAATCAAGAACTGAACCATCAACACACGCAGGATGATTTAAAAGAAAGTTAACCTTATCAAACTGTTCTAACACTGCCTCTTTTGAGTAGTTTCGGCGTCGCCAGTATGCTTGAGTGATGCTTACATAAGTTTTGTGATCAATCATCATTTTTTTAAGATTGCAGTGATTGAAGTAGTTCCAACTAACCATCGATGTGCGCTAGTAATTTCATCACCAATCTCGACATCACAGCCTGTCTCTTGTGCGAGTGCTAAGACTTCTGCTAGTTTAAATGCTTCCACATCAAACATGATAGCAATGTCTGATGTCGCAGAGCCAATGTCTCCTTCAAAACAGTCTACAGTGCGTGTTTGATTAATATTGCAGTTCAACCAAGACTGAACTCGTTTATCCCAACAATATCGAGAGTAGTTTTTATGGTCAGTGTCTGAAGAAGCGTGGTGCATCCATATCTTCACAGGATTGATTAGATGATTACGCTGTAGCCGTTGACGAAAGACAATCTGAAAACGAGGTGAATAGGAAAAGTTAGCAGCTGAATGTGGAAAGGTGGTATTGAGATAGTATAATCTACCATCAGCTAGTGTCGGCCAAAGATGTTGATTTTCAATGTCAACTAGAAACGACTCATCAGTTGATAGAGCAAACTGCCAACGATTGTCTACGTCACAGTGAGTTCTATAACATCTACCAGAATCCATCACCATAACTTGGCACTCTCCCGGCCTGTCAAGTGTGTTCCATAACCGTTCAAGCTCAGTGTTTTTATACTGAGGTAGTAGATGTCTTTCTCCATAGTAGAAGTCATCAGTGTGAGTGTGAATTGCAATAGGGATGGTATTAAATCCACGAGGAGAAGTTAGCCAGTCAGCCGCACGTGTGGTATCAAGTTGTAAATCTTGAATAATCTGTGCCGAATCAAAAGTTTGAGTAGTGTATTGTGTAATCATACTATTGGGTCATCCCATTCAAGGTGTTGTTCAGGAGCTGTAAAATATATGCTGTCATTACGATTTGCCATCTCAGGAGAGTCAGTCCAAGGAATCTCACCTACATGTGGTAGTGTGATAGTTACACCTTCATTATATATAGTGCAATCAGCATTGTCAACATGAGGTAGAGTTCTCCAAAGTGGTTGCCCAATAGCTTGATATGTATGTGTTGTAACAGGAGGAATTGTGACGCTTGTAAGAGCAGTGTTTAGATCGATAGTGTGCTTTTCCACTAGTAGATCTTGCATCTCGGAGTGATCAATGACAAGCCTTACAACGCCTAAACTCAGTATCTTTTTGAAATACTCTCTTCCTTCTGGTTCTGCTGAAGTGAGTGCTTGATCTAAAAAGAGAGAATTAAAACGATATACATAGTAGGTAAGAGTTTTTGGATAGATAGTATAGATAGACTGCCAAAGAGAAGCAACCTTAAGATATTTTAAATTGTACGCACAACTCATATCTTCAATGTATATCGCGTCCCAGCCTTTAATCGGTTTAGAAATGTTATGAATCTTAAAGGGAACATCAGGATAATTTCTTTTGGCTAGTGTTTTGTTAATGGAGGAAAGATCGACACAGGTAGCTAGTATGCCTTGTTGTTTAGCATAGTTAGCCAATCGACCTATCCCACCATATAAAAACAATACATGTTTGCCTCGTAGCTCTTCAACATATTGATCTAGTTGACGGCACTGAAACTCATAAAATTGAATATTGTTAGTATAAAATCCACAGTTACCAAGAGCGATGTGATCAGAAGAAACTCTAGTCTGTGGTATACTAATTTCCATTAGTTAGTTACCGTACATCTCCATAAGAGAATCAATCTCACTTTCAGCGGGAACACGAAGCAGTTTCTTTTCTTGACTAGCAATATAAGACTTTGAAGTGAGAATTTGATTGTAGGCTGAGATAACAGGAGTAGAGGGGTTATTAGCCCAAA